TTTCTTTATTTGGTTTAAATCCTTTTAATTCTATAAATTTTTCTATAATTTCGTCAGTTATTTCATTTATTTCTTCTTTTATATTTGGTTTTTTTACAAAGTAATATTTATGAATTTTACCGTCTATTTCGTATTGTGTAGGCTCTACTATTAAAACTGAATTATCATTTCTTATATCAATTAAAATATTTGTTCCAACTGAAGTTTTTAATTTATCGGTATATTTAAAAATATAATGATAACCTTTTCTTGTTTTTTGAATAAAATTACAATGTTTATCACATAATAAAAGTAAATCTTTATATAAAGGATTTTCAATATCATCAAAATCAATCCCAGTAATATTTGATGATTTACCACATAAAAGAAGATGACAAGATGCATTTTTATTCAGTTTTGGTTTTTCTTTCCAATTAGTATATCCATAAAAATTTAAATGTTTTTTAACTTTATCTTTTTGTATAGAAACATCAAGAGAACAAGAAGAGAGAACGAGATTTAAATTTTTGTATAAATCAAATATTTCAACCATTATATAATATAGTTTATAAAATAATTTTTCTTAAACCTTTTTATTTTAAATAATTATATTTTTATTATTATTTAAAATTTTTAGATATTTTTTAATCTTTTATTTTTATTAAATGTTTATAAGGAATGTAAATGACATCTGAAAATTCAGATTTGCCTACGTCTTGTCTAAAATTTATTTTTATAGTGTCCGTCTTGAACGTTTTAAATAATTGTCTTTCATATTTAATAAAAAATAATCCGTCGATATATTTAAAACATAAATAACAAGAACAATCTTTTAAATTTTTATAATATCTTACTTTGTTTTGTCCTATCATTGCCGTCTCATATTGATTATGTTTTAGTCGTCTTGCTTTTAGTTCTATATAAATCGTTTTATCTTCATTAAAAAAATCTATTATTCCATATGTATTATTATTTTTTTTAAATGTAGTTTTAAAGTATTCATTTAATATAGGTATTGTTTCGTCTTCTGCAATTTTTCCCATTTCTAAATCTTGTTTTTTAGATGCCATTATATAATATAGTCTAGAAAAAAATATTTCTAAAGCTTTTTTATTTAATATATTCTTATATATTTTTATTTATAAATGAATATATTTTTTCTTTTTACGAAACATCATCTTTAGCGATACTGTGCTATAGTTGGTCATCCGTATAGGATATAATGAATTATCTAATCTATTCTTAAAATACACTTGAATGTCTATGTTTGAAAGCGATTGTTTACTTTTAGTGAATGCACTCATTCTATATTCGGCACTCGGTGCATATTCTATAAATTGACGATAGTCGTGAGCTGCTGTAAGTGGTAATGAAACATCAGTAATTATAGGTTGGAAAGCACTAGACGATGTAGAAAATCCTAGGTCATTTGAATCACCAAAAATAGTTGGTTCTCCTACTTGTTCTGGATAAATAGGAATTAATGTAGAAGTAAAAACAATAGAAGAAATAGGCGACCACAGTGTCGATATACTTAAATAATTTTGAGTCATCACCCAATAACCATCGGTAGCTGGTTGTGGAATAATTGAAGCTGGAATACCAGCAACTGGTGCTACCCAATTTGTATAATTTTTATTAATTACTCTTAATACATTCGTTTCGGTCGAAGGTTGATTGACTCCAACATATTCAGATTCAAAATTAGACAATAAATTATAAAGATTATTATTAAATGATACGGTTAGTATTTCTTGGGTAGGAGTTCCAAATGACACATTTGTTGTAGGGTTATCACCAGCGCTGTATGCATCATAATATATAGAAAATAAATTAGTTGTTTGATTAAAAATTAGTTTAGGTGGTTGAGAAATTATAGTTGAAGTATTGAAAGGACCTACTAATGTAGATTGAAAATTTGTAAGTTGTGTCTGAAAATCATTAAATATTTGAGAAAATGTATAATTTACTAATTGACAAAAATGTCCGTAGGTATAAATCCAATAATAAGTCCCTCTTGTGTCTTGTTGTTCTATTGGTGGTTGTGGTAATGGAAAATTATCTAGTATATAAGCGCTTGTTTCTGTTGCATATTCAATGTTTTTTGAAATTGGTATATTAAAATTATAAATTGTTCCAGCACCATCTGTAAATCTTTTTTCTAAATTCATCATAATTATATAAGTTGTTTTGTTAATATCAGATTGTCCTAATTCAATAGTTGGAATATGGATTGGTAAATTGAGATTTGGTCCGTTCATAGTAAATCTTATGATTGAAAATTCAAAATTAGATAAATTATTAATGAGTGGAACATTCCGCGTTTCAATAAATCTAATAATATTAGTATCTCCAGTTCCTTCTGGGTCAAGTGATGAATTATTTATAATATCGGCGTTATAATATACTACATCGGGGTCTCCGTCGTCGTCTTTGTCTCCTATTGATGAAATTATTGATTTATACATCTATATAATTAAATTAGATTTTTTATTTTCCTAAAATATTATATATTAATAAAGAAACGGTTTCATCAATATTTAAATTGTATTTTTTACTATATTTATTAATTAAATTATGATATTGAACATCACTTAAATCTCGGTGTAGCAAACGAAGGGCACAGTGTCGACCACAAGTATTTATATTATCCCCTAATTTTTGATAAGGAAAAGTATTATAAAATACATCATAACCGCTATTTTTTAATAAACTAGTTAGTTTTTTTTCTTCCATATCTAGTTCGTCTTTTTTTTTATCATCTAAAAGGTCTATAATGTTATCTGGTTTTTTTCCATAAGGGTCAAAATACAAAATATTATTATCTTTTTTTATCATACAAACCCAATGACCGCTGTTAATATTATTTACTAGATACAACATTAAACTTCTACCTTCATTATCAAAGACGTCGTTGATATGTTTAACATCATCCAAATAAGGATATACAAAAATAAATAAATTATCACCTAATATAGCATTCATATCGTCATCACCTAACGCGTATTTTTTAATCTCGTTTAATTTGGTTTTATCAATATTTTTCATTATAAAATATTAGATTTTATTTTATACTATAATTATATACATAATATAAAAAATGGATGAGCGAGAATTTCCGATTGATTACAGCGATGAAGTAGTTGATATTTTTAAAAAAATGTCTTTTACTGATGGGGAAAACTTAAATATATATGGTTCAATGTCATTTCGTTCAATTTTATTTCCTTTAGATTATGACGGTTATGAAATAGTAGAAAATAATGAAAGAACTAAAGAAAACTATATAAATTTCATAGTAAAAAAATTTAAAGATAATATAAAAAAACTAGAAGAGACTAATTCTACATATATTTCAAAAATAAAATGTGGAGAAATTAAAGAATGGAGAATACTAGATGACAATATAGAAATCAAAAACAATAAACTCATAAATTATAATAATATAGAATCAAAAAAAAAATTAGAAAATTTATATAATAAAAAAATAATATCAAAAAATGATTATTACACTATAGATAAAAGACTAAAAAAAGATATATCAATTAAAGAATATTTTGAATTAGTTGATGTTTTAGATTATCATATTGTCAGATGGTCGCCTTCTGATATATTAAGAGGTTATACTATGTTATTAGATTGTGAAAAATATTATTTAAAAGAGGCTATAAATAGTGGAATGACAAAGATTGATATTATTAAATGGATTGATAATAAATTTATTGAATTTAGTTGCATATATCAATTTAATTATAATAATAAACCTTTAAATAAAATAGTATATAATATTGATTATTCATTAAAACAAGATATATTATATTATTTAGTAAATAAAAAATATTTTAAGATGGCAAAACGTCTATATTCGTATAGTAATTTTAAAAATGATGAAATTATGATGGATAAATTAATGATATTGTTTAACAGTAATATTGGTATATTATATCAAATTTATGGTAATATAGAAACATTAAAACTTTTATTTAATAAAACTGAAAAAATACCATACATAAGAATAAAAAATGAAATAACCGAGATAAAAAATAGATTTTATAATATAACTAAAAATGAGAATACTAAAGAATATAAAAAAATTATTAATATGTTTAACAATTTAGATAAATCTGATATATTAAATGAATTAAAAAATTTAAATGATGAAATTATAAAAATATTAAATACAAAAACTTTGAAATATTTAGAAAAAACAAAATTATACCCATTAGATAAAAAATATATATTATAATTTATAAAAAAGTTAGTTTTTATTGAATAAACCAACTATCATTTTAGGGAGGATTTACCCTTTTTTTTTACTAAATTTATATAAAAAAAATAAAAAAAAAATAAAATAAAATAAAATAAAAAAAATAAATTTTTATAAAAAAAATGAAAAAAAAAAGTTAAAATCCTCCCTAAAGTGATAGTTAGTATATTCAATAAAAACACAAAAAAACCTAAAAAAAGTTAGTTTTTATTGAATAAACCAACTATCATTTTAGGGAGGATTTACCCTTTTTTTTTACTAAATTTATATAAAAAAAATAAAAAAAAATAAAATAAAAATAAAATAAAAAAAATAAATTTTTATAAAAAAATAAAAAAAAAATAGGGTAAATCCTCCCTAAAGTGATAGTTAGTTTATTCAATAAAAACACAAAAAAACCTAAAATAAATATAAATTTTTATGATGTAAAACCTTTATAAAATAATACTTTTTACCAATTAATTAATAAACTCAACATATTAGGGCTATAATCATCATCTTTCCAATTACCCTTAATTTTTGAATGTGATTTAATATATCTATCTCTCATTTTGTCAGAATATCCTTTTTCAACTTCATTAATACTTTCTAAATATTTATATATTATAAAGTCATTATAACCGACTCTTCCAAAATATCGTTTTTTTCCTTCATTATCTATAATCATTAATTTATAAGGTTTTTTATCACTAATAAATAAATCTTTTTCATTATATCCGTTTTGTTTTGCTTGTTGTCTCGCTTTTTTTAAATATTTGTTATAATCTAACCCTATATTTTCTAATTGATTTATAAATCCTATATTGACGTTTCCACCACTTAAAGATATTGACATTTTAATTATATTATAATATATTATAATTAAAATTTTTATTCAGTTTTTTCGATAAATTTACAATGACGAGTTGATTTCATATGTTTCGCTTTTGACATTATACAGTAAGTCCCTTTACACAGTGGACACTCAACCGACTTATTTAATTTTTCTTTATGTTTTAAATAATATTTTTTATTATATTCAGTTTGGTTATATTCATATATTTTTTCAGTTCCATCTTTTAAAATCTTTTTTATTATCATATTATTATTTGAATTATTTGATTCCATTATATAATATAGTATAGAAAAAAAATATTACTAAACCTTTTTATTTAAAATTATTAATATTTTATAATTCAATGACTTGATAAGCAATAGTAGCTACAGCACCAGTTGATGAAATAATAAATGAACCACCAGATGCAGTATAAAAAATACCGGGATTACTAGCATTAACACAAGTAAGCGATATAACAGCGTTAACAGTCATTCCAGTGATAGTAATAGGGGTTGTTACAAAACCGGGACCAACAGTTGTTGCGCGTCCAGCAAATGCATTGCTTTTAGTAATAACATTACCCTCTAATATAATACTTGCTGCAGTTGTTGAGTTTGGTGGTGCATTTATTGTATATTCAAGTTTATTATTATTAGTAGGATTAATTGTTATCACTGTTGTGCTAGACTCAACACTAGCCG